GTATTCCGTTTCTCCAGTATGCTCCTAGGTAGTGCGTCTTAGTTCCACACTTATCTGGATGCATGATTATACCATATCCATCTAAAAATCTTGAAATACTAGTTAGTGGTAACTTTTTATTCGCACTTAATAATAGGTCATCCCCAAGAACCATGAAATATCTTTTATTGATAGAAAGTCCGAAACGTTTTGAGATAGCTCCTACTAGTATACAGTTAACTACACTATCAATTAACTGAGTAAAGAAACTACCTGATGGGACGCCATGTTTCTTACCAACATACAGATATCCATCTGGCATTACAATTGTTGTTTCAAGGAAGTAATTAACTACTCTACTCCAAGCTTCTTTTTCCACATCACTTAAGTGACCGAAATTAGTCTTAAGAATTCTGAAAGCTACTTTAATTAAATCTCCACTTATTGTAGAATCAAATTTTGAGTAATCTAAAGCGTAGATATGCTTTCTTGTCTCTACTTCGTTGTGTATTCTTCCACCTAGGATACCTTTCCTAACTCCAATTGTCATTGGCGATTTTCTTTTCTTGAACAAGTCGATTAACGCTATTGCAAACATACCTTCAATGATTGTCATCTCAAATGGATACATCCACACTAGCCTAGTTTTACCTTTGTAATTAATTTTGACTTCTTCTAGATTCTTGTAATTCTTACCATCATCTTTTTGCTGTGTTCTAATTCCAGCAAGACAAGGACGAGGTTTCTTCTCTTTACGCAAGATTTGTTCTGCTCTAGTTAGTGCGTATTCGATAGCTTCTATCTTCTTGTGACCTAGCATAGTAAGTCCTGCGGAAGTATTCAATTTCATGTTCTCGATTACTTCATGCAAATCTAATGGTCTTAGAATTTGATTACGTCTACCACCGAATTCTTTCCTAGCTAGTTTGATACCTTCCGAGATGTAAGGATCGTTTAAATCCACACTCTTGTTGTTTTTAGCATCAAAGTTTTCAAAAGCAGTCCAAACTTGCTGCAAATCAACCAGCGAAGCAGGTTGTATCCTACTGTTATAGCCTTGCATCTTTAAGGCTTCTGTCACGAATCTGTCTTCTACGACGTTCTTATTCGCGTCTCTACCCGCAAGACCTTTTAAGTAAGAGTCCAACCTTTGCTCCTTCCACTTACACATCTTTCGCATAATATGGCCTCACTCTCTACAATGTCACATTTTGTAGTAAACCTCGAGCGTGCGACTCAAGTCAATAAAATACCATCTTCTTCAGTTTCTGAATTACTACTTTCATCACTTAGATTTCTCTTTCAATGGCTTCGTGTTTG